AGCTGCTAAATTCAATGCAATCTGTTTAAACATATTTGCAATTACTTCTAAAGGATTTTGACCTTCTTGTATTGCATCATACATTTGGAATAAAGCATTTGTTACTGAACCAGATAATGTTTGTGCAAATTGAGCATAAGATTGAGTTAAATCATCTATTCTTTTCTTTTCTGCTGCTTCAACATCAAGTTGAGTTTTATCCTTTTTAAATATGTCTTGCATATAAGAACCAAATCCACTTTTATTAGATTCCTCTAATAAGTCTTTAGCTTGTTTCTCAAAATAGCTTTTTCTTGTATCTTCTTTTTTTGTTCTTTCAGATGGTAATTCAAATAATTTAAATGATTCATTTTTAAGCACAAATTCAGCCTCTTTTCTTCTTGCTTTTAATTTAGCAACATATTCATCCATTTTTCTTAATTCATCCTTTGTATATGCCACAACAGGTGAATCTTTTTTATTATTTTTTGGGTCTGGTGTTTCAAATGCTGATAAAGCATTAGCTAATTCTAAGTTTTTACTTTTAGCAGATACAATTTGTTTTTCTAATTCATTTAAAATTGGATTATATCTTTTATTAATATTCGCAATTTGTTGCTCCGCAGTTATAACAGAAGCACCACCGCCGGGACCACCACCTGTAACAATATCTCCTTTAACATCTTTTAATGCTTTATCTCTTTCGGCTATTGTTTTCTTTTGTTTCTCATAAATTAAAGATAATGATTGTGCATTATTTTTTTCTTTAGCATTATATTCTTCTTGCTTAGATGCCATATTGACTAAATGAGTCATATATGTAGTGTCAGCACCGATTTTTAATGCTTGAATATCCTTGCTATCCTTATATAATATCTTTAATTTCTTTAATGCTTCTTCTTGCTGGGCAGGAGTTCCACCAGCAATTACACTAACTAAATTTAAACCTATTGTTCTATTTGCTTGTGCTTCTCCAACTACTTTGTATAAATCTTGTGAAATCTTTGCTAATTCTGCTCTAAATTCTTTTAGCTTTTCAGTTGGACCTTTAAAGAACGCAGCAATTTCATCACTAAAAGTAACTGCTAAAGAAGATACAACTCCTAAAGCAAGTCCTATACCAGCTGGACCAACTAAACCAGCAGCCATTGATTGTAATGCTTTTGCTGAACTTCCACTTTCTTTTGATAATCTTTGAAAGGATTCTAATAATGGATTTAAGTTATTTGCAATACCTATAAATCCATAAGGAGCATCTTGTGCAACTCTTGATAAGTTTGATAAGGCATTTGTAGCATCTCCAGCAGGTCTGCCAACCTTATTCATTTGTTGACCTAAAGTGCTAATGGTTGTATTAAGAGTCTTAATTGAATTATTTAAATAATTAATCTCACCAACATTAGTAGCTTTCTTTAAAGCAGCCTCAAATTGTTTTAATAGATTTTCAGCTTTTTGTAGTTGCGATTGTAAGTCAGTTACGTTTGCACCTATTTTAATATTTAAATCTATATTTTCTGCCATCTTTATTAGTTTGCTCCGTACAATTTAAGTGTCCTTGCCAATTGTTCTTGTGTTATCATCACTCTTTCTTCATCAATATCAGCTTGATCTAACTCTGGTATGCTCCAAAAAGCCTTCATTGATTTTGGTGTTTTCTCGGTAGTAGAACTTAAATATACAATATAGGCAAGGTTTCTTGTCCTTGCCCATTCGTTTAACTCGTTTCTTTCCTTACCTAAAACGATAATGGAAAAGTCCTTCCAAGTCATATCCCAAAATTCATTTGGTCTTATTCCGCACTCCGCAGCTTTAACTAAGACATCATCCCAGCTTAGCTTTGTTAGGCTTTTTTTTTTCTTCTTCTTTCTTTGCACCTGTAATGGTGTGGACTGTACTTTCAACGATATATTTTAAATAGTCAATTATTTGACCTTCTTCGCTAAAAATAGAACCCACTTCATCAATCCATTCGCAAGCATCATCAATGGTATATATAACTTCATCTTTCTTGCTTACACAAGCAGATTTGTAACCAATGTAAACAAGCTGAACTATAATGTCTAAACTTGTTTGAGCCGTTGCAAGAACTTTGAAGTATTCATCAATACCGATATTGTTTTGTTTAGTAAACTCACGCATTGACCAAGTACCCCACTTTAGGTGGATTGTGTTGTTGTTAGTTTTTAATTGGAACATAGTTTTTTTTTATTTATTATACAGTTTCAGTTTGTGTGATAGGAGGTACACTTACAACAAAAGTTGCAGTAAACTTCACATCATCTTTATCAGCAGCATTAACATTAAAGTTGCTAATGAATACTAAAGAACCAGCACCACCATAAGTGATATCACCAGCGCTTGGAGTAGCTTTACCCATCTTAATTGCAAACAAAGTTTGAGCAGCGTGAGCAGTATACAATTGTTGATAACTATCTTTAGAAGGAGTTCCTGTTTCATCAATTGCAAAACCTTCACACTCAAAAGATTGGTTAAAAGATTGATTTGGAGTGTATTGATCTCCACATTTAGAAGTTGCATCAATTGTTCCTAAAGTTGATGTCAAAGCATTAGAAGTCAAACAAGCTACTGGCTTGAATGTTCCATCATTGTTAATGTCAGCTAAGAGGATATAATCTCTACCGCTTACTTTTGTTTCTGCCATTTTATTTAATTTTAATTTTGAGTTATGATTATGTTATAAGTTATTAATACTCTAAAAACGTTATCTAAAGGGTTTAAGCCATCTAAGTTTCTTACACTTTCAACACTCAAACTTGATGCCGTGAATCCGTTTGCCAATGTAATATTGGTGTCCGAATTGATTGCAGTCAAGACTAAATCGCTTATAGTTTCAGCACGTTTATATCCAAAGTTAGCATTTTTTGTAATAATATCAACTATGATAGTAATTGTATTTGTATAACCTTCTTTACCTTGATCTTGTGTTGATGTTCTGCCAGTTAAAACAATATACTCGTTACCTGCACCCTCTGGAGCAAAACCATCATAAACAACCAATGAAGTTGCACTTGTCAAATTGGTATAAAACCACTTTTTTATCTCTATATTAGGATTTAACATTCTTTAGCAATTTAGTTATTCTTTCAATTAATTTAGGTTTCTCATTTTCAAAAGCAGGTATTAAGAAAGGTTGTGGTCTAATATTTACTTTAGCAGCCTTTTTACCCTTAAATACAATAGCTAATTCTTCATAACCAGCTGGAACAGTTACTTCAGTTCCTGTACCAAATTCAATGTATGGAGCATATTTTGCCTTTGCGCCAACAGTAAAAACAACCTCTTGCTTTTTGCTATCTTCTTTTAAATAAATGCTATTCCTTAAAAAACCTAAGTCAACAGGTGCTGCTCTTTTAGCATTAGATTGAATAGTCAAAGCAGATGCATTCATTTCATCTCTTACTTCAGCTTGTATCTTAACATCTAATTTATCTAAGTCTTTAAATACATCAGCTAAATTTACCATATCTAAAGTAACTCTATCCATTACTTGTAAATTATTAACTCCAAGAACCTATTTTGATTCTCTACGTTCTTAATGGAATGTATTGTAAATCTATCGCCTTCAACCTCTACCTCATCCGAATCTGTTATAGTAGCACCAAAACGAATATAAAGGCGGTTTCTTTGGTCAAATTGCAATTCCGACTGGTCTATCTCACGAACTTGATTATCTGGTCTTAAATCACCCCAAACTGTGCTTTGTAGGGCAAATGTGGTTGTGTACCCACCTTGACCATCACTTGTTCTTGTGGCAGCATAGATTTTAACCTCACGAGTCATCGTGTTGGCATCAACGTAATTTGCTTTCGCTTTTCCTAACTTCATATTATAATATTGGGCTTATTCTTGTCCATCTTTGACAGGCTTTCCAAGATTTCTCACAAATACCAGAATCACCATCTAATCCTCTATTCTCGTAGTCATAAGAGATTTGATCTAATATAGCTAATTTAAGGTCTTTTGGAATAGTTGTGTAACCAGCTTCATAAGTAGCCTTTAAGTTGGCATATCTTGGTGAAACTAATTTAGGAAACTCATTACCTATTAATTGTAGGTTAGGTGTTGTAACCTCCATTGCATTTTGCTCCATATCAAACAACTCAAACGTATCAATGTCAATTGGTCCGAAAGGAATCTCAAAATTGCCACTTACATTGTTGAAATAAGTAGTTATGTCTTTTGGTATTAAGCTCAATCCTGTTGCTACTTCAATAGCTTCCCTTGCTTGTGTAATCATTAACGTAATCAAAGTATCTTCAGCGGTTGTAGTAACACGGCAATACAATTTTGCTTCTGCTAAAGTAACTGGCTCTGTTATTGGTGCGATAGGAACGGCACTAAAGTCATTAATATAATTATTGTAAGACATACCCTTTTTTTACAAAATTACTTAATTTATTCCAATAAAAAACCCCCACCGAATTGGCAGGGGTCATTATTTACTAATCCTTAGAATTAACTTACGTTACCCATATCAGCATAGATTGCAGATGTAGTCAACATTAAGTTGATGTCTTCGTAACACTCAATACGAGCAGTTACTAAGTTCTTTTGGAAGTTTTCGCCATTCTCATAAGAGAACTCAATAGCTAAACCTTCAACTTCAACTCTCTCTAAGTATGCAGAATCAAAGATTAATACTTTGTCATCAGTTACCCAAGATGCAGAAATTACAGGAACTCCCCAGATTGTGATACCACCATTAGGGTTAACAACAACTGAACCAGCACCAGCATAGTAACCAGCAGCGATAGTTGCTTTCAATAAGCGACCCATTTGCGTTTGAGATACTAAAGCATAAGAAGGAACAAAGTTCGCAGTCTTTTGGTTAGCGATATAGTCTACTAATTGTAACAAATCGTTAGTTTCAGCAGTTGTAGTTGAACCTGTTGCAGCACCAGAAACAGTTGTAAAAAATGCAGCGTTCTCAGCCTTGAAGAAATCTCTTTGTAACATTCTTGGTAAAGTTTGAGTCATAAAAGGTAATGACTTCAACATTTGCTTAGAGAAAGTAGAGAAACCAGCTAAGTAATCATTAACAACTTTAACTTCAGTCAAAGAGTAGTTGTTCTCACCTTTATCAGAACCTTCAGTTTGAGCAGCGATGTTGTTTGTCAAACCGCTATTCTCACGATAGTAAACATAAAGACCGCTTTCGCTTCTTACGATTGGGATTAAATCACGGAAGTTGATGCTTTGTGCTGGTTGGATAGCTGGATTTGGAGCATAAGATGCTTGTGCATCACCAGTTAAGTTACCAGATAAAGTCATTGTCTTAACATCAGATAAGTCTAAACGATACTTACCATTGTTCTTCAAAGACTTTTCCATTGCGTCAAAGTTACCATCTAATTTCTCTAAGATAACTTCATCCATAAATTTAACTTCTTTCTTAGCAGCTTTCTTTTGAGATGCTAATTGTCCGTCAATTTGTTTTTGTAACTCGTCTTTTACA